GCGGCGCGCCAACCCCTGCCTTCGGAGTTTTACCTACGCATCGCCCTCCCTTTCCCATCAAGGCCCTGCGCCACTCGCCCACCGCAAAACCAAGGCTGCACAAGGTCAATCAAGGCCTCGCCAGTTCATCCAAGCTGCAATCCGGCTGCACGGCCCTGCACCGCCGGCGGCCCTGCCGCGCCCGTTCCTGAAGCGTAAGACGCCCCGCCCGCCCGGGCACGCGCCGCGCTGCGTGCCCGGGCGGACGACGCACGCCGCTCGTTGAGCCCCGCCGCGCGAAGTTCGAACATGAGAACCCTCTTCACTGACTCACGGTTCGACACCTCGCCATGCCAAGCAACTCGACATCGACATTCTTCCGCGTCGCGTCGGCACCCGCGGCCCGCGACGCTCGCGCCGTCCGGCACCGAGGGGGCCGGCCATGATCGTGCGCACGCTGCAAGGCGACACGGTCGACGCACTGTGCTGGCGGCACTACGGCCGCACGGACGGCACCGTCGAAACCGTGCTCGAGGCCAACACCGGTCTCGCCGATCTCGGCGTCGTGCTGCCGGCCGGCACGCCCGTCTACCTGCCGCCGCTCGACACCGTGTCGAGCACGAAGCCGCTGCTGCAACTGTTTGACTGACCCTGGAACGCCGCCATGGCCGAACCGAATACCACCACCGCCGCGGTGCTGTCGACTGCGATCGGGCTCGCCGGCCTCGCGCCCGGCATCGACGGCAACGCGCTGATCGGCGCGTTCACGGGCGCGGCGCTCGTCGTCGTCACGTCGAAGGAGATCGGCGTCGCGCGGCGCGCGGCCTACCTGCTGATTTCGCTCGTGATGGGCTATCTCGCCGCGCCGGAAATCGTCAGCGCCACGCCGATCCATTCGACCGGCGTCGCCGCGTTCTTCGCGGCCGCGCTCGTGATCGCCGTCACGCTGCAGCTCATCGAGCGGGTCAAGACCCTCGACCTGCTCTCGCTGTTCCGCAAAGGGGGATGACATGCACGTCCCGCTCGCGCTGATCGCCCTCGCCGCGCACCTCGCCGCGCTCGTGCGCGTGCTCGCCTACCGGCGCAACGGCGCGCGGCACCGGCGCCATGTGTCGTGGGTCGCGTGGGCCCTCGTCGTGGTGACGGGCGGCGCATCGATCGAGCTGCTGCTGCATGCCGAAGCCGTCGGCTTCTTCGAAGCGGCCACGGCGGTCCTGCTGGCGATGTTCGTGTACGCCGCGCGCGGCAACGTCGCGCGCCTTCTGCGGAGAGAGTGAATCATGAAAACCCGCCGCCTCGGCGACCACGGCGACGACGTGGGCCTGCTGCAACGCCGCCTGATCCGCGCAGGTTATCCGGTGCAGGTCACGCATATCTATGACGCGGCCACCGAGGCCGCCGTCATCGCGCTGCAACGGAAAACCGGCCTCGTCGACGACGGCGTCGCCGGCCCCAAGACGTACGCCGCGCTCGCCACCGGCCAGCGCGACCCGCAACACCTGGCGCTGGCCGATCTCGAACGCGCCGCGCGCACGCTCGGCGTGCCGCTCGCCTGCGTGCGCGCGGTCAACGAAGTCGAATCGCGCGGCGCCGGCTTCCTGCCCGACGGCCGGCCGGTCATCCTGTTCGAGCGGCACATTTTCTGGAAGCGGCTGCAGGCGCGCGGCATCGATCCGGCGCCGTTCACGGCGAAGCAGCCGGACATCGTGTCGCAAACGCGCGGCGGCTATCGCGGCGGCACCGCCGAATACACGCGCCTCGCCGCGGCCGAAGTGATCGACGCCCGCGCGGCGTGGGAGTCCGCGAGCTGGGGCGCTTTCCAGGTGATGGGCTATCACTGGCAACGCCTCGGCTATGCGGGCATCGACGACTTCGTCGCGCGCATGGAAAGCGGCGAGGCGGAACACCTCGACGCGTTCGTGCGGTTCGTCGCCGCGGACGCCGGGCTGCTCGCCGCGCTGCGCGCCCGCAACTGGGCCGCGTTCGCGCGCGGCTACAACGGGCCCGATTACGCGGCGAACCTCTACGACGTCAAGCTCGCGCGCGCCTACGACCGGTATGCGTCACAGCCCGTTGCACCGGCCGCCGACAACGCCGATGGCGCGGCGGCGGCATGAGCGAGCTCGCCGCGAAACTCGCCGCCTGGCTGCTCGTGCTCGCCGCCTGCGCGGCTGCCGCGCTGTACGTGCGCGAACTGCATGCCGATCTGGCCGCCGCCCGGCAGCAACTCGGCGACGCGCGGCAAGGCCTGGCCGACCGTGACGGCGCGATCCGGCGCCTGCAGCAGGACGCCGCCGACCGCGCCAGCCAGCAAGCGCGGCTCGACCGCACGCAGAACGCGATCGCGTCGAAGCTCGACGCCGTTCGACTTGAAAACCGGAGATTGATCGATGAAAACGCCGCGCTTCGCGCCTGGGCTGACAGTCGTTTGCCTGACGACGTTGTCCGCCTGCAAGCCACTCCCGCTCTCACCGGCGCCGACGATTACGTCGGAAGCCTGCCAGACGGTGAGCCAGTGCACGCTGCCGGCGCTCGCGCCGCGCACCAACGGTGAGCTCGACGCGGCGCTCACGACCGTCAAGGCGGCGTGGGCGACGTGCGCGGCCAAGGTCGACATGATCGCGACGTGCCAGGCCAAATCGCAGCCGGCCGATAACGGGGAGCATCCGCATGAATAAGCCAGACAGCCTGCGGCGCGCGCTCGTCGCCGCGGTTCCCGCGCTCGGGACCGACCCGGGCAAGCTGACCGTGCTCGTCGAGCAAGGGTCGCTCGCCGCGACCGGCACGCTGACGCCGTCGTTCGAATACCGGTACGCGGCCCGCGTGCTTGCGCCGAATTTCACCGGCGACGCGGACCCCGTGTTCGTCGCGCTGGTCGAATGGTTGCGCGCGAACCAGCCGGACCTCGTGACGAACCCCGCCGCGCGCGCCGACGGCATCACCTTCGAGATGAGCGTGCGCGATCCGGCCGCGGTCGATCTGTCGATCAAGCTCGCGCTGACGGAAAGCGTCGTCGTGACGACCGGGCCGGACGGCAAGCAGGTCATCACGCACGTCGACGACACGCAGGTCGACCCGGCGAATACGCTGACGTGGGTCGCGCTGCCGCAGCGAGGTGCCGCATGACGGCCGCCGCGCTCATCGATCTGTCGAGCCTGCCCGCCCCCGACGCGCTCGAGGCGCTCGATTTCGAAACGCTGTACGCACGCCGGAAGGCCGCGCTGATCGCGCTCTGGCCCGCCGACGACCAGGCCGAAATCGCGGCGACGGTCGCGCTCGAATCCGAGCCGCTCGCGCGCCTGCTGCAGGAAAACTGCTATCGCGAGCTCGTGCTGCGCCAGCGCATCAACGACACCGTGCGGGCCGTGATGCTCGCGTTCGCGAAGGGCAGCGACCTCGACCAGCGCGCCGCGCTGTTCGGGATCGAACGGCTCGTCGTCACGCCGGCCGACCTTCCCGACAATATTCCGGCCGTCTACGAGGACGACGAGTCGCTGCGCCGCCGCATCCAGCTCGCGCCGCAGGGCTTCAGCGTGGCCGGCCCGGCTGCCGCGTACGAATCGAAGGCGCTTGCCGTCGACGGCCGCCTGCTCGATGCGAAGGCCACGCGCCCGCGGCCGGGCGACGTGCTCGTCACGCTGCTGTCGCGCGACGGTGACGGCACGGTGGACGATGCGCTCTGTCTCGCCGTCGAGTCCGCGCTGTCGGCCGAGGATCAACGGCCGCTGAACGACACCGTGCTCGCGCGCCCGGCCGAGATCGTCCGCTACCGCATCCGCGCGAAGGGCTATACGCGCTCGCCGGTCGGCGCCGACGTGCTGATCGCCCAGGCGACGAAGAACGCCCGCGCGTATGCGGACAAGGTGCGCCGCCTCGGCGTCGGCGTCGCGGAATCGGCGATCAAGGGTGTCTGCCAGGCTGCGGGGCTGTCGAAGACCGAGCTGATCGAGCCGGCCGGCGACCTCGCGATCGGCCCGACGCAGGCGTCTTATTGCGTCGACGTCGTCATCGAATACGGCGGCATCTATGAGTGACCTGCTGCCGCCGAACGCGACGCCGCTCGAGCGGCGCGCCGCGCGTGCGCTGGCTGCCGCCGAGAGCCTGCCGGTTCCGATCCGCGATTACTGGAATCCGGATCGCTGCGCGGCGGCCCTGTTGCCGTATCTCGCCGCCGAAGTGTCGGTCGACGGGTGGGAGCTCGCCGAGTCCGACGATGCGCGCCGCGCGCTCGTCCGGAGCGCGATCCAGCTGCATCAGAGGCGCGGCACGCCGTGGGCGGTGCGCGAAGTGATCCGCCGGCTCGGCTTCGGCGAGGTGACGATCGTCGAGGGCCGGCGCGTGCGCCGGCGCGACGGGTCGGCGACCTACAACGGCGACTACGTGCATGGCCGGGAAACGGCGTGGGCGGAATACATCGTCAAGCTGTCGCGGCCGATCACGCGCGACCAGGCGGACAACCTGAAAGCGGTGCTGGAGCGCTATGCGCCGCGACGCTCGATGCTGGCGTCGCTCGACTACCGCGAGGCACCGATTCGCTACAACGGCTTCGCGCATCGCGACGGCCAGTACAACAGAGGGAGTATCAAGTCATGACTGACCTGGTTGAAAGCTCGACCTGGACGCCTGGTATCCGCCAGTTCGAAACGTCCGATCCGGTTGAAGGCGGGCCGGACGGGATCGATAACGTGCCGTTGCGGCAGTTGGCTAATCGGACGCGGTTTTTGAAGGACAGGCAGGAAGCGCACGAGGGCGCCGTCGATCCGTATCCGCAATACGCGACGAAGGCGGATCTCGCGCAGAAGGTGGCGGCGCTCGTCGATCAGTCGCCCGAGGCGCTCAATACGCTCCGGGAGCTGGCGAATGCGCTCGGCAACGATCCGAGTTTTGCGACGACGATGACGAATGCGCTGGCGCAGAAAGCGCCGATCGAGTCGCCGGTTTTTACGGGGGCGGCGAAAGGGACGACGCCGGCGCAGTTTGATAGCAGCACGAGGCTGGCGACGACGGCTTTTGTGCAGCGATCTTTGGGAAACTTCCAAGCCATCGCGAGTGTCTCGTCAGCTGTAATGCTGACGGCTGCCGATGCCGGCAAGGCGTTCACGCTTAACTCCGGGGCGAGTGTCACGCTTCCGTTGTTCTCGTCCGTACAGCAGGGAGCGTCATTCCTGTTCATTAATGCCGGCCCGACTACGACGATTTCTCGTCAGGGAACTGATCTAATCTTTGGGCCAAGCGCGGCACAGAATGGCTCTTTGGTTAGTAACGCAACAGCCGTCACCCTTCAGACTGGTGATTGGTGCGTCGTTACGGCAATGGTCGCGTGGGAAGTGACGGCAGGCTCCCCACTTCTGACACTCAACAATGGGGCTTTCGGCGCGGTTCTTCTGACCAACGGCTACCAGAAGTTGCCGAGCGGGTTGATTATCCAGTGGGGAACACTTGCCTGTGGCGCTGCCACGTCTGGAAGCATCACATATCCGATCGCATTCACGACGACTGCGTTATGCATGCAAATCTGCAGCTATAACGATTCGCACGGGACAAATGAAATTGCCTGGTTGACGACGTCCGCGTCAATCAAGACCACGTTGACCTTCGGTGCAGCGAATACAAACAGCGCGTCGTCTGTTCGCTGGATGGCCATCGGGTACTGAGGCGCAAATCATGGGTCAGAAATTAGCTGCATACGATATAGCGGGCGACATCGTTGCTTTCTACGATACCGTCGACAGTCCAGCTCCGCAGGGGATGCCTGTCGTCGACATCAGTAACGAGCAATGGCTCCAACTCATCAGAGCGCAATCGGCCGGAAAACGCCTTGTCGTCGATGGTGACGGGAAGCCTGCCGCACTCGATCCTCTTCCGCCGACGCGAACCGAGATTGCAAGCGTCAAGCGCGCGCAGCGCGACTTGGCACTTACCGCGACCGATTGGCTCGCGTCGCGCCACCAGGACGAAAAGCTGATCGGAAACGGCACGACGCTTTCGGCCGCGCAGTTCTCAACGCTCATCAAATACCGTCAGGCGCTGCGCGATCTCAGCGACGCGGACGGCTGGCCTTACGTCGCTCTTCCGCCGGCACCGGATTTCGTGAGCGGGACTGCCTGATCACCCTTCCCCATCGGCCAACCAGGCGTCGACTGCACGCCGCCGGATCCGCATCATCTGGTCGATCGTCGTCGGCCTCATCTGCACGGCCGACGATGACGCCACCGCACTCCCGTCCCGCACACCGACCCTTCTGACCAACGTCGGCGCTGCAAGACTTCGCTCACGAGCGTGACGCACCTCGCCATCACCTGCCGCTTCAGATCGATGCGCCGGGGCTGAAACGCCACGTTCCGCGAAGGCCTCGCCCACGCAATGGCCCGGGCCTGTCGCGCGCATCCCCCAGAACCGCGGATCCGCGTTCCCCGGTGCCCTGCCCCTCACAACGATTCCATGAAACGCCTGCTCGGCCGCGATCACGGCATCCGCCGGCGCGCGCGTTACAGCTACCTGAACGCAGCCAAGAAGCGCTCAACCTTCCTCGCGCCCATCACCACGCCCATCGATTCGCGATTCCCCACACCTATCACCCCGCCCGCCTAACACACCCTCCGTCCTCACCGCCACGACACACGCGATCGCTCGCGCCACAAGCCCCCACCCGGCACCATGACCACATGGACGCTAACGAAATTCAACGGCAGGCACGCAACGCGGTGCGCAAAGGCACGATCCTCGCGGTCGACCATGCGGCCGCGTTGTGCCGCGTCTCGGTCGGTACTCCCGACGAAGACGGCGGCGGACTGCAAACCAACTGGATTCCATGGATCGCCTGCACCGCGGGCACCACGCGCGAGTGGCTGCCGCCGACCCCGGGCGAGCAGGTCGTGCTGCTCTGCCCGATGGGCGATCCGGCCCAGGGCGTCGCGCTGCGCGGCCTCTATTCCGACGCCGCCCCGGCGCCGGCGTCGAGCCCCGACACCCACACGCGCGTCTACCCCGACGGCGCGAGCGTGGCATACGACCACGCCGCACATGCGCTCAAGGCCGAACTGCCCGCCGGCGCGACCGTGCTCGTCGTAGCACCAGGCTCGGTCACCGTGCAGACGAAGGACGCAACCGTGCGCGCCGAGACCATCACGCTCGACGCACAGCAGACCACCTGCACCGGCGCGATGACGGTCAAGGGGCCGCTCGCGTTCGAGTCCGGCATGACCGGCAAGGGCGGCGCAGGCGGCGCCACGATGCAGATCGACGGCGCGGCCAGCTTCACCCGAGAAGTGACTTCGCAAGGCATCAGCCTCCCGCATCACACGCATCGCGAACAAGGCGATGGACAACTCGTGAGCCAACCGCAATGAAGGGCATGAACGCGAACACCGGCCGCTCGATTTCGGGCCTCGGCCACTTCTACCAGTCGATCGGCAAGATCGTGACGACGCCGCTCGCGTCGTGCGTGAAGCGCCGCACGTTCGGCTCGGAACTGCCCGACCTGATCGACGCGCCCGGCAACGGCGCGATGCGCACGCGCCTCTATGCAGCCGTCGCGACGGCGCTGATGCGCTGGGAGCCGCGCCTCACGCTGACCCGCGTCGTGCTCGCCGCGGACGACTCGAACGCCGCCGCCGGCGCGATCTATCTCGACATCGAAGGCTGGACGAGCGAGAGCGGCACGGCCGTGACGACGCGCGTGCCGGTCGCGCAAGGGAGCCCGGCATGAGCGTGACCCCGATCGATCTCTCGCAGCTGCCGTCGCCCGACGTCGTCGAAACGATCGACTACGAAGCGTTGCTGGCCGAGCGCAAGACGCGGCTCGTGTCGCTGTATCCGGCGGCCGAGCAGGCCGAGATCGCCGCCACGCTCGCGCTCGAATCGGAGCCGATGGTGAAGCTGCTGCAGGAAAATGCGTACCGCGAGCTCGTGCTGCGGCAGCGTGTGAACGACGCCGCGCGCGCGGTCATGCTCGCGTATGCGATCGGCGAGGACCTCGACCATCTCGCGGCGCTGTTCGGCATCCGCCGCCTGACGATCACGCCCGCCGACCCGGAACACAACGTTGCGGCAGTCATGGAAAGCGACGTAGACCTGCGCGCCCGCACGCAGCTCGCGCCGCAAAGCTTCTCCGTCGCCGGCCCCGAAGGCGCGTACGTCTCGCATGCGCGCAACGCGGACGGTCGCGTGCTCGACGCTTCGGCAGTCAGCCCCGCCCCGTGCGAAGTGCTCGTCACCGTGCTCGCGCGCGACGGCGACGGTACGGCGGACCAGAAACTGGTCGACGCCGTGAAGGCCGCGCTGCAGGCCGACGACGTGCGGCCGCTCACCGACAAGGTGACGGTGCGCGCCGCGGAAATCCTGCGTTACGCGATCCGCGCACGGCTGGTGTTCTTCGCCGGACCGGATCGTGCAGTGGCGCTCGCTCAAGCCAACAAGGCGATGAGGAAGTACGCCGACGACATGCATCGGCTCGGCATGGAAGTCACGCTGGACGGCATCTACGCGGCCGCCCGCGCGGCAGGCGTGCAGAAGGTGATCCTCGAAAGCCCGCTCGCCGGCATTCCGGCGACGAAGCAGCAGGCGCCGTACTGCACCGGGATCGAGCTGATCGACGGCGGGGTGTACAGCAATGAATGACATCCTGCCGCCGAACGCGACCCGGCTCGAGCGCAATCTCGCCGCAGTGAATGCGCGCGTCGACGATGTGCCGACGCCGCTCGCGATGCTGATGAACCCGGACGAGGTCCGCCTCGACCTGCTGCCGTGGCTCGCCTGGCACCTCGGCGTCGACGCATGGAAGGACTACTGGCCCGAGTACGTGAAGCGCGCCCGCGTCAGGCAGGCGATTCCGATCGCACGCCGCAAGGGCACCGCCGCGGCCGTGCGCGAAATCGTCGCGACCTTCGGCGGCAACCTCGTCCTGCGCGAATGGTTCGAGCAGAACCCGCCGGGGCAGCCCGGCACGTTCGACGTCGTGATGACGGTCAGCGGCCAGGAGGGTGAACCGCCGACCGCCGAATACGTCGCCGACATCCTCGCGGAAATCGACCGGACCAAGCCGGTACGCGCGCACTACACGTTCACGCAAGGCTTCGCGATGCGGGGCCGGCAGCGGGTCGGCGGCGCCGCTCGCGTGGCGACCTACCGACGCATGAACCTCACCGACAACTGATCGAACATGGCAACCCAGATCCTCATCACCGACGCAGGCCGCGCCGCGCTCGTCGCACCCGGCAATGGCGGAACCAGCGCCCACCAGGTCGCGGAAATCGGTCTCGCGAATGCCCCCTTCGTCGCGGACAAGGGACTCACGAAGCTGCCGAACGAGCTCAAGCGCATCACGACGTTCGGCGGCGCCAACATCGCGCCGGACACGATTCACGCGACGCTGAAGGACGACACGGCGGACCAGTACTCGCTCTATGGGTTCGGCCTCTATCTCGAGAACGGCGTGCTGCTGGCCGCCTACGGCCAGGCGACGCCGATCATGGAGAAATCGCCAGCCGCGCTGCTGCTGCTGTCGACCGACATGCAGTTCGCGACGATCGACGCGACGCAGCTCGTGTTCGGTGATGCGTCGTTCCTGAACCCGCCGGCGACGACCGAGCGGCAGGGTGTGGTGGAGCTGGCGACGCAGGCGGAAGTGGACGCCGGCGCCGATGACACGCGCGCCGTGACGCCGAAGACCGTGGCCGGCAAGTACGCGCCCCTTGTTCGCGCGAAACTCACCGGCCCCGTCACGATAGAAGGCGCAGTCCGCGTAATGGGCAAGGCATCGTATGAACACCAGTTTCAGTGTACCGATGCCGGAAACCCAGCAGGGCTGTGGCGCATTTGGGGCGGCGCAGGCGGAGGGTTCAATTTGCATCGGAATACCGCGGCGGCGGGCGACTTCTCCGCGATCACGACCCCGTTCCTGATTGATCAGCAGGACGTCGCGCGCTTCAGTGCACGGCCGACGTGGGCGGGTTCGACACCGTGGGACACCGGCAACTTCGATCCGAACTCCAAGTTGAATCGTGGCGGCGACACGATGCGCGGGCGCCTGTCGCTAGACGTCGATGGATGGCAGGCCGACTTCGCCATGGCTGACCGGTCGCCGGGCGGGGGAACATGGACGCATCTCCGCGCGCGCAAAGGCGGCGGCCTTGACGTCATCAACAGCGCATACAACGCGATCCCGTTTGCCATCGACGATTGGGGCAACGTGTTCCTGCGCGGAGCCCACATCCTCGGGGTGAACGGAAACCTGTTCATGCAGTGGCGCGGACAGTGGCTGTCCGACTACACGAACGACGTGAACAACGCGCTCAATGGCAAGGCCGACCGCAACGCACGCTGCCAGTGGGACTCCGGAATGATCGAGACCGGCGGCATCCGCGACGACATCGGCCAGGTGGCAGACCTCCCTGCACCTTATGTAGCCATCGGCCTGAGGATGCAGGTGTCGAACTGGCATTTCGTGCGCGGTGTGATGCTTCGCAATAACTAAGGATGACCGATGATTGATTTCAATGGCTACTGCCACGACCTGATGATCGCAACGATCAAGGCTCACTACCCGGGCATGGAGCACGGGCGCGACTTCCTGGTTGCACATCGGATTCACCCTGACACGGGGAAGCAGGACGGCGACCCGTTCATTCTTGCGTGGCACAGCGACGTCGACCGGCCTGCCGATGATCAGATACATGCCCTGTTCCAGGCGAACGAAGCAACGTACCGGGCCGCCCGCATCCGCGAGTGTCGTGACTTCGCGTTGCTGGATACCGACGGAAAGGCCGATGTGCCGTCGGATGCGCCCGAGTCGATGAAAGCGACGTGTTCGCAATGGGCGGCATACCGCCAGGCATTGCGCGACATCACCGAGCAGCCGAACTTCCCGTTCGATGTGGCATGGCCCGAGACACCGGCGCCGAACGACCCGCCCCCGCGAAAGCGAAGTGATTCACCCCGGGCCTAACCCGGTTCCTCTCACCCGTATTTACAGGAGTTGCACACCATGCCGCAGGATTACCACCACGGCGTACGCGTCATCGAAATCAACGAAGGCACCCGTCCGATCCGCACGATCTCGACGGCCGTGCTCGGCATCGTCTGCACGGCCGACGACGCCGACGCCACCGCCTTCCCGCTCAACACCCCGGTCCTGCTGACCAACGTCGTCGCCGCGCTCGGCAAGGCCGGCAAGAAAGGCACGCTGCGCCGCACGCTCGACGCGATCGGCCGCCAGACCAAGCCCGTCACGATCGTCGTGCGCGTCGCCGAAGGCAAGGACGCCGCCGAGACGAACACCAACGTGATCGGCGCCGTCACCGCCGACGGCAAGTACACCGGCATGAAGGCGCTGCTCGGCGCGCAGTCGCGCTTCGGCGTGAAGCCGCGCATCCTCGCGGCGCCGGGCCTCGACACGCAGCCGGTCGCGGCCGCGTTCGCGACGATCGCGCAATCGCTGCGCGCGTTCGCCTACGTGTCGGCCAACGGCGCCAAGACGAAGGAAGACGCCGTTGCGTATCGCAAGCAGTTCAGCCAGCGCGAAATCATGGTGATCTGGCCGGACTTCCTCGCGTGGGACGACGCGACCAACTCGACCGTCGTCGTGCCGGCCACCGCGTACGCCGCGGGCCTGCGCGCGAAGATCGACAACGACACGGGCTGGCACAAGACGCTGTCGAACGTCGGCGTGAACGGCGTCACGGGCATCAGCGCGGACGTGTCGTGGGATCTGCAGGATCCGGCGACGGACGCCGGCTTCCTGAACGAGCAGGACGTGACGACGCTCGTGAACCGCAACGGCTTCCGCTTCTGGGGCTCGCGCACGTGCTCGGACGATCCGCTGTTCGCGTTCGAGAACTACACGCGCACCGCGCAGGTCATCGCCGATTCGATCGCCGAAGCGCAGATGGCCATCATCGACGGCCCGCTCAATCCTTCGCTGCCGCGCGACATCATCGAGACCATCAACGGCAAGTTCCGCGAATGGACGTCGCAGGGCTACCTGATCGGCGGCTCGGCCTGGTACGACCCGGAGCCGAACACGACCGACGTGCTGAAGTCCGGCAAGGCGTATCTCGACTACGAGTACACGCCGGTTCCGCCGCTCGAAAACCTGATGCTGCGCCAGCGCATCACCGACCGCTATCTCGCCGATTTCGCCGCGCGCGTGAGCGCGTAACGGTCGGCCTCACCAGGAGTCAAACAAGATGGGTATGCCTCGCAAACTCAAGGGATTCAACCTGTTCCAGAACGGCGAGAACTTCGTCGGCCAGGTTGTCGAAGTCACGCTGCCGAAGCTCACGCGCAAGATGGAGGACTACCAGGGCGGCGGCATGAGCGGCCCGATCAAGGTCGACTTCGGGCAGGAAGGGATCCAGCTCGAATGGACCTGCGGCGGCTTCATGCGCTCCGTGCTCGGCCAGTACGGCATCACGAAGCACGACGGCGTGCTGCTGCGCTTCGCCGGCGGCTACCAGGCCGCGGATTCGACCAGCGTCGACGCGGTCGAGATCGTCATCAAGGGCCGTCACAGCGAAATCGACATGGGCACCGCGAAGCCGAAGGACGACACCACGTTCAAGGTCACGACCGTCGCCAGCTACTACAAGCTGTCCGTCAACGGCGTGGACCTGATCGAGATCGACTTCATCAACATGATCGAAAAGTACAACGGCACCGACCTGTTCTCGGCGCTGCGCAACGCGATCGGCCTGTAAGCCGCGGCCCGGCCGGCATTCCCGGCCGGGCCCGCCCGCCGTATTCCCTCCATCATCGCCAGGACCACCATGTATCCGACCCAATCCGAACAAGCCGCGACCGACCTGCAGGCCGACGCATCCGCCGCAGCCGTCACCGAGGCAGCGCCCGCGCAGGACGATCCGGCCACGCACACGCTCGACACGCCGCTCGTGCGCGGCAACCAGACGATCACGACGATCACGCTGCGCAAGCCGAATTCGGGCGAGCTGCGCGGCGTATCGCTGTCCGACCTCGTCAGCCTCGACGTCGTCGCGCTGTCGAAGGTGCTGCCGCGCATCAGCTCGCCGATGCTGACCGAAGCCGACGTCGCCAACATCGATCCCGCCGACCTCGTGCAACTGGGGGGCATCTTCGCGGGTTTTTTGATGCCGAAGGCCGTGAAATCCCGACTGGCCTCCCAGACCGCATAGAAGACCCGATGGCGGACATCGCGGCGGTGTTCGGCTGGACACCGCCCGTGATGGACGCCTTCAGCCTGGCCGAGCTGATGGACTGGCGCGAGCGCGCGCGAGTGCGCGCCGGCGCCGAATGAGCGAAACGATCGACGATGGACAACACCCTGAAACTGCGCGTCATGTTCGACATGGTCGACAACATGACGAAGCCCCTGCAAATGATGCTGACCGGCAACAAGGGGCTGGCCGGCTCGCTGGAGGCAACTCGCCGCGAGCTGGAAAACATGGCGAAGACGCAGAAACGCATCGGCGAGTTTCGCGAAATGCGCGGCGGGCTCGCCAAGACTGCGTCGGAGCTCAAGGCGGCACGCGAGCGCGTTGAAGCGCTCGGCGGGGCGCTGCGCGCGTCCAGCTCGCCGTCGCGCCAGATGATCAAGGACTTCGAGAAGGCGCAACGCGCGGCCTCGAGCCTGACGGCCAAGTATGGCGAGCAGGCCAGCCGGCTGCGCCAGTTGCGCACCGAGCTCGCCGGCGCGAACGTCGACACCGGCAGACTCGCGCAGCACGAGCGCGAGCTGAGCAACCGCATCGATCGAAACAAGAAGCGGGAGGCGGCGCAGAAAACCGGGGCCAAGATATCGGCGTACGGCGAAGCGATGCAAAACGCCGGCGCGAAAATGCGCGGCATGCTGCCCGGGCCGCTCGACGCGGCGAAAGAGGCCGAGAGCGCCGCGCTGCGGATCCGGGCGCTGGGCGGGTCCGCCGACGTGGTGAAGTTCGCGCGCGCGATGAAGGTCAGCGGCCAGTCGACCACCGACAACCTGAACGTGATGCACGACGCGCTGAAGGAGCTCGGCAACGAGCAGGAAGCCATGCTCGCCGCGCCGACGATGTCGAAGGTGAAAGCTGCGAACGCGGCATTGTTCGGCGCGGAAGACGCGAAAGCGAACGACACGAAGTTCGCGAACATGCTGAAGGTAATCAAGCTGCGCGACGGCATGAAGAACGAAGCGGCGTTCGGCGACGAATCGAATGCCGCGCTGAAGATGCTCACGACAACCGGCGGGCGCGTCAGCGCCGACGAGTGGAGCAACTTCGCCGAATCGGGCGGCGACGCGGCCAAGCAGCTGCGCAAGGAAGCGTTCTACTACCAGATGGAGCCGGTCGTTAAGGCACTGGGCGGGAACGACGCCGGCAAGGGCCTCGCGGCGCTGTCGCGCAGCATCCTCCAGGGCAAGATCGGTGGCAGCGCCGCGCAGCAGTTGAAGGCGCTCGACCTGATCGACCCGAAGCTGGCCGGCACGAAGAACGGCGCACTGCAAGCTGGCGCGCTGCGCAACAGCGCCCTGCTGAAGACCTCGCCGTTCGAATGGCTCGAGACGGAGCTGCTGCCGCGGCTCGCCGAGAAAGGGATCAAGAGCCCCGACCAGGTGAAGAAAGCGATTGCCGGAATCTTCGCCGACAAGGATGTCCGAAAGCTGGTCACGACGGTGTACGAGCAACGCGAGCAGATCAACGACACCGCGCGGAACAGCACCGCCGCCCTCGGCGTCAACGAATCCCAGGCGCTGGCCGCGCAGTCGACTCAGGGCCGCGAACTCGCCGTGCTTGCGAACGTGAGCGACCTGAAGCGCGAGCTCGGCGAGAAGATCATGCCCAATTACAACGCGGCACTGGACATCACGGCCTCCGCGACCGGAGCCGTCGTCCAGCTCATGCAGGAGCACGGCACGGCCGCCAGCATCCTCGCCAACACTTTCGCGGTGCTCGCCGTGGTGCTCTCCATCGCCGGGCCGCTGATGACCGCATTTGGTACTGCGCTCGTGGCAGCCGGCGCGACCGAGGCGCTGGCTGGCCTCGTCGCCCTGTTGGCGAATCCGGTGACGTTGGGCGTGCTCGCCGCAGCGGCGGCAATCATTGGCGGCATTGGCGCCGTTGGTGTCTATGCGTGGAAGAACCCGGACTCGATCGGGGGCCTTGGCCACCGGCTCAAGAAAATGTTCGGCAAGGAGGATTCGGGCGCGCCCGTCGACAGCGCCACAAGCGCCACGAGCGGCGCGGCAGGCGACCAGGGGGGCATGAAGCGCAAGTTCGCCGCGCTCGCAACCGCAGCAACATCCTTTCTCGTCCCGTCCGCGTACGCCGAGAGTTTGCCGCCGAGTGCCTTCGCCGCGAACCCGGCATCCACTGCCCCGTCACCGGGCGTGCGCATTAACACGCCGGTCGACAACCGCCCGCCGGTCACGGCGCCGGCCTTCGCCGCCGCGAGCGCTGCACCAGCGCCCGCCCCGATCACCATCAACATCACGCCTCCGCCGGGCGTCAACGCGGCGGAGCTCGCCCGCCTGGTGCGCGTCGAGGTGGAACGCTACTACCGCGAGCAGGCCTCGCGCACCAGCTCGCGCCTGTCCGATTGATTGCCCGCTTCAACGAAAGGAAACCCGCCCATGATGATGTCGCTCGACCAGTTCGTTTTCAGCCTGGCGACCACGCCTTACCGGGAGCTCCAGCGCCAGCGCAACTGGAAGCACCGCGCCACCGCGCGCATCGGCGTGCGCGACGCGAGCCAGTTCACCGGCGCCGGCGACGACACGATCACCCTCAGCGGCACGGTCGCGCCCGAGAACGGCATCGGCGAGATCGCGTCGATCGAGACGCTCGCGCGGATGGGCGACGTCGGCGACGCATACGTGCTCGTCGACGGCAACGGCTACGTCTACGGCGCGTACATCATCGACAGCCTGAACGTGACGGGCACGTATCACACGAAGGAAGGCGTGCCGCGCAAGATCGACTTCACGCTGACGCTCAAGCGCGTCGACGACGGCGTGCTGGCCGAAGCGCCGCCGACGGAAGACGACGGCGCACCGGCGAACGAAGACAACGGAGCAGCCCAACGATGAGCACGTTCGATTGCAAGCCGGGCGAACGGCCGACCCGCACCGGACGCACGCAGCCGCAGGCCGACTACCGGATCACGCTCGACGGCCGCGACCTGTCGCGCCTGATCGCGCCGAACCTCGTCAGCCTGTCGCTGGCGGAATCGCGCGCGGACGAGGCCGACATGCTCGACCTCGTGATCGACGACACGCAGAACACGTTCGCGATTCCGCTGCGCGGCGCGAACATCGCGGTGTCGATCGGCTGGGTCGGCGAGCCGCTCGTCGACAAGGGCACGTTCACCGTCGACCAGGTCGAGCACAGCGGCGCGCCGGACATCATCACGATCAAGGCGCGCTCGGCGTCGATGACGAACCGCATGCACGAACGCCGGGAAAAGAGCTGGCACCGGCAGACGATCGGCGCGATCGTGCAGGCCATCGCCGCGCGCCACGGGCTGAAGCCGACGGTCGACGCGACGCTCGCGCAGATCCTGATCGACCACATCGACCAGACGCACGAATCCGACATGTCGTTCCTGACGCGCGTCGCGAAGCGCTACGACGCCGTGATGACCGTGAAGACCCGCCATCTGCTGTTCCTGCCGATCGGCGGCGGCAAGACGGCGAGCGGCAAGCCGCTCGACGTGCTGCCGCTCACGCGCGCGAGCGGCGACCAGCATCACTACAAGATCGAGCAGCGCGACAGCTACGCGGCCGTGCGCGCGCACTACCATTCGAACGGCAAGGCGCAGCGCAAGTCGGTGGTGGCCGGCGACGAGAAGGGCAAGAACACGAAGGTGCTGCCGCAGGACTATGCGACCGAAGCGGAAGCGCGCGCGGCGGCGCAGGCCGAATACGCGCGCATCCAGCGCCAGCAGGCGACGCTGAACTACACGCTCGCGCTCGGCCGGCCCGAGCTGTTTCCCGAGATGCCCGTCACCGTGTCGGGCTTCAAGCCGGAAATCGACGACACGCCGTGGCTCGTGAAGAAGGCGACGCACAAGATCGGCAGCGAAGGCTTCACGACGGAGCTGGAGCTCGAGGTGCGCAAGGATTCGAAGAAGAAGCAAGCCGGCGCGGCGTCCGGCAAGCACTAGCGCGGCGCCGGATGCGCGGCCCGGATCGGGCGGAAAGAAAGGAGAGGCCGGACGGAAAGCCGGCCTGCGTGGCGATGCCTGGCGCCGTCGCGCGACCGGTCGCGGCGGCGTCAGGCATGACCGCGGCTCAGCGGGAGGTCTGCTGCCCGCCGAGATTCAGGCGCGCGTCCCGTCCGTCGACGCATTGCGTCAACGTCGCGCGCGCATCGCGCAGGTTCGCCATCGCCTGCAGCGCGGCCTCGAGCACCTGGCCGACCGACTGCATCGCGTTGTCGATCGCCGCGTGCGCGTCAGCCCGCTCATCGTCGGTCAGGTCCGTACGGATTCGCGGGGTGAACATCGACGACCCGCGCGTGTCCGCGTGATGATCAGCCGGCATCGACGCGCCAATCGTGCCGGTGTTGTGCTCACTGTTGCTGTTCATTATTCCGGTCTCCACAAACACAGTCATCAACCGGCGGGGCCGCCTGACGCGACGGGGGTAGCCTCGGAATTCCCACCATCGCCAGCCTCGCCGGCTTTCAGAATGCTAAACCAATACTGTATGGATATACAGTGATTGTTCGGATTTTATCCGATGCGTTTGCGAAACGTCCGAATGCCATGGCCTGGCGCGTGCCCGCGCGCGGCAGCATGCGCCCGGGCCGCCGGCGGCGGGCACTTCGAGAAAACGGAAAGCGGGATTTTGTCGAATGGCGGGATGGCGGAACGACGGCGAAGCGGAAACGCCGGCGCCGTCCCGGCCGCCACTTGCGGCAGCCGGATGCAAAAAGGCCGGCGCGCGGCGCTGCGACCTACTTCTTCGGTTCCTTCGCCGCGCGCTCGGCCTTCAGCCGCTCGAGCTCGGCCATCGCGCGATCGACGTTTTCGGCCGTGCGCTCGTCGAGCGCCGCGCGGCGATTCTCCGGCAGGCGCTTCGCGCGCCGCGGCGTCGCCGTCTGCAGCATCGCGCCCGTGTTGATGCAGCTGGCGAGGAACGCATGCAGCGACGCCTTGCCGGCTTCGTTGAGCTGCCGGTACATCGCGAGCACTTCCGCCTCGTCGGCATCGCGCTCGCCCTGCTCCGCCGCCGCTCCATCGACGGCGAGCCGCTCGCCGGTCAGCACGTAGCCGATGTCGACGCCGATCTCGCGAACGGCCAGCAGATAGGCCGCGTCGGGAGAGCGTTCGTCCGACTCGTACGCGGACTGCGAGCGTCTCGCGACGCCGCCCACGGTCGCAAACTCATCCTGGCTGAGTCCGATCCGCAAGCGCTCGTCTCGCAAGCGACTCCCGATTTGTGTCATAAATTACCCATTAACAATTGACGCGTCGTTTTTTGCTCATTAGACTAGCCTCACCGTAACGCAAGACTATCTCAACAAAGTATACCGACCATGACCACCTCCAAAGGCCCACGCCGTTCGCCGCGCGGCACGATGTCGAACAAGCCCGTCTACGTCGGGCTGACGCCGACCGAGCGCGGCGAGCTCGAGCAGCTCGCCGCGCAACGCAACCGCTCGATTTCCAGCATGGCGCGCGAGCTGATCCGCATCGGCGCGAATCATCTTCGGGCGATCGCCGCGCCCCGCTCCCGCACCGCGCGCCATTGAACCGGCGCGCGTTCATGCCCCCCGATCCCGCCCGCGACGTGTCGATTCTGGACCACGTGCGCGCACACGCCCACTCGCCAATCGGCCAACGTTGCATCGCGCCGGCCGCACGGAGCAAGACCACATGCGAATCCTGAACCGCTGCCCGCACTGCCGCACGCGCGCCACCGCGCGCAGCAGCCGCGAAATGTCGCTGACCTTCCGCGAAATCACCTTCCAGTGCACGAACCCCGAGTGCGGCCACACGTACGTCGTGAACATGGAGTTCGCGCGCACGCTGTCGCCGTCCGCGATCCCGAACCTGTCGCTGCAGCTGCCGCTCTCGCCGCACGTGCGCGAACGCCTCGCGGCGCAGCTCGAGCTGCCCGTCTGACGCCCTAACTCCCGCCCCCTGCTTTGCCCCCTCGCATCGCGCCTGAACGGCGCGAGGGGCTTCTTTTTGCCGTCGAAAAGGACACGTCATGATCCCGACCCTTGCATCGACCCTTCCCGGCCGCGCCGTCCGGCGGCCTGCCGGCCACGCGATTTGCCGCCGCCCGGCGCCCTCCGCCCGCGCGTTCGCCGGGGAGGCGCGCGCATGAACCGCTTCCTCGAACCCGCGCCGCACGACGCCGCGCTCCGGGCCGCGATCGCGGCGGCCGCCGACGCGCAGCGCTTCGACAACCCGCCGGACAGCGCCGCGCGGCAACGCGCGCTCGCCGGCTTCATCGCGGCCCTCGGCGATCGCCTCGCGCTCGGCTTCCCGCAATCCGCCGCCGCGCTGCGCGCGCTCGTCGCGTCGCCCGCCACGACCGGCAATCCGGCGCAACGCCCCCGGCAGCAACCTGACCAGCAGCAATAAACGATGGCTTCGATCGACCAACTGAAACGGCACATCGACCTGCACGACCTCGCCGGCCGCCTCGGCCTGAAGCGCGGCCGCGGCGGCGAGCGGGCGCTCTACCACTCGCCGCGGCACGAGGACCGCAGCCCGTCCCTGTCGATCTACGTGAACCACCCGAAGCACGGCACCGGCTGGCGCGACCACAGCGCCGACGCCGGCGGCTCGTGCATCGACCTCGTGATCCATGCGCGCGGCGGCACCGTCGCCGACGCCGTGCGCTATCTCCACGACGCCTACGGCCTCCCGCCCGAGCGCCCGGCGCCGGCGGAGCGCCGCGAGAAATCGACCGTCGAATACATCGCCGACCGCTGCCTCGCCGAACGCAACCTGGTGCGCGACTACCTCGGCGGCCGCGGCATCGCTGCCACGGCAATCGACGCCGCGATCGCCGCGCGCACGCTCGGCTTCAACACGTGGACGAGCCCGAAGGTCGCCGCCGGCGACGTCGGCCACGGCGGCCCGGCCGCCGCGTTCGTGGTGCGCGCGCCGGGCGACGCGCGCGTCGTCGCGGTCGACATGCGCTACGTCGACGCCGCGCTCAACGGCGGCGTCAAGACGCAGACCCAGGGCGACAAGGCCGGCTACGGCTGGACCGCCGACGCGCGCCGGCTCGACCACGCGAAGCGCGTGATCATCGTCGAAAGCGCGATCAACGCGCTGTCGGTCGACACCTGCGCGCTGCCCGGCACCGCCGCGCTCGCGCTGCGCGGCCTCGCGAACGTCGAGCGCATCGATTTCGCGTTCCTGCGCGGCAAGCACGTCGTGATCTGCCTCGACAACGACGCGCCGTTCGCGGACGGCCACCCGCGCGCCGGCCACCGCCCCGGCCCGGAAGCCGCGTGGGCGCTGCACGAGCGGCTCACCGCGCTGAACGTCAGCGCGGTGCTGGTCGACCAGGCCGGCTGGCTCGCCGATCTCGCGGACGGCGCGACGGCGCAGCAGCCGATCAACGACGTGAACGACTTCCTGCAGCTGCGCGGCCCGGCCGAGCTGGCGCGCGCGCTCGAGCAGTTCGAGCCGTGGCTGATCGCGGGCCTGCCCGGCGACGCGACGCGCCGCGGCCGGCCGCGCATCTTCCTGCCGCCGCACGACTTCGCGCAGTACTGGCGCTTCCGCGTGCGGCCGGACTTCACCAGCTACATCACGAAGATGGACCGCAACGAGGAATCGGGCGTCGAAACGCCGGTCATGACGGATCTGTGCGGCTTTCGGATCGCCGGCATCAGCCGCGTGTCGGTCGCGAGCGCGACGTCGACGATGACGGGCGACGCCGACCAGGCGCCGACCGTCTACTTCGCCGTGTCGGTGCAGGCGCCGCGCCACGGCGCGCAGCTGATCCGCCGCGTGATGCTCGACGACCAGCTGCACAACGTCGACCAATGGGGCAAGTTCGGCCCGATCTGGGCGCCGGCGCCGTTCAAGCGGATGGTGAACATCCTCGAGCGCGGCGCGGATCTCGGCGCGCGCCAGGCGGCGAACTTCGTCGGGCTCGCGTGGCGCGACGGCCGGCTGATCGTCAACGAAGGCCCGGACTGCTACTTCACCGAAGCGGACAAGCAGTGCCCGTATCACAACCTGACCTTTCCAAGCGGCCTCGCCGGCGACGCGCGCCGCGTGATCGCCGCGTACCAGACGACGTTCCGGCAGAACGCCGCGACGATCCCGCTCGTGTGGGCGCTCGGCGGCCACCTGAAGGCGCTGCTCGGCTTCTGGCCGCACCTCACGATCCAGGCCAACAAGGGCGCGGGCAAGTCGACGCTGATCAAGCGGCTCGAACGCTCGCTCGCGTTCACGATGTTCTCCGGGCAGTCGCTGCAGACCGAGTTCCGGCTGCTGACCAGCATCAGCCACACGAGCCACCCGGTCGGTTGGGAAGAACTGTCCGCGCGCCGGCAGGACGTGATCGACAAGGCGGTCGGGCTGCTGCAGGAGAACTACCAGTACACGGTGACGCGGCGCGGCGCCGAGATGACCGAATACCTGCTGTGCGCGCCGGTGATGCTCGCCGGCGAGGACGTGCCGGTGCGCAGCCTGCTCGGCAAGCTGGTGCGCACGACGCTGACCGGCAAGCGCGGGTCGCTCTTGCCCGACGACCTGCCGCGCTTCCCGGTCCGGCAATGGCTCGAATTCCTGGCCGGCCTGGACAAGCGCGCCGCGCTCGACCAGTACGCGGCGCTGCGCGATCGGGCGCTCGCCAGCTGCCGCGCGAGCGGCGAGGACGACGGCGCGCGGCGCATGGCGGGCAACTACGCGGCCGTCGCGCTGGCGTGGCGCTACCTGTGCGAGTTCGCCGGCATGGACCCGAGCGAGGGCGACTTCCCGCGCGACCTGATCGCCGAGATGAACGGCCACGTCGCCGAGACGAGCGCCGATCGCGAGCCGTGGGTCTGGATCATGGAAACCGTGCTGTCGGAGATCGACGGCGGCAACTACAAGCATCCGTACACGTTCGACACCGTGGACGGCGAGTTCTGCCTGCTGCTGCGCACCGGGCACGTGATGGATCACCTCGCTCACACGAGCGCGCTGCGCGACAAGTGGAACGGCCTGCCGGTGAAGTCCGACCGCGTGTTCAAGGCGCAGCTCAAGCATGCCGGCGTCGTGGTCGGCGAGAAGGAGGTCGAGCGCCGCATCTACATGCGCCGCGTGCCGTACCTGACGCCGGTGTCGCTCGAGCGCCTGGCCGCGTTCGGCCTGCACGTGTCCGTGCGCGAAGACCTGGCGTCCGACGCGATGCACGGAGGCCGCGCATGAATCGCGATCCGTTGAGCCGGCCGGAGAGCGGGGAACCCGCAGGCAGCGCGCGCGAATCGTGGATTTCGCGGGTGTCCGCTTGCAAGCCCTTGATTTTTGAACGAACTGCCGCCGCGCGTGGTGCCGGATTCGCCATGTGTCGGGCCGTCTTTGCCACGAGTCCGGGTTTCGCGCCGGCCGCGCCCGTCTCTTTCTTCTTTCTCTTCAACTCATTGAAAAAGAAGAAGAAAGACAACCGGGAAGCGGCAGGCATCGGCCGGCAATGCACGCCACGAGTCGTGCGCGCGTCGCCATCGGTCGCCCGCGCTGCCCGTTTTTCGCGCCATGAGTCTTGCGGGGCCGCCACGCGTGAATGATGGCAACTGACGGCAAACAAAACCCATGAAAATCAATGCGTTATGACCATTTCTCGTGCAAGCCACCATTCCACGAGTTGCGCTGCCTGTCCCCCTGGCGCGCGGCACGCCGAAGCGGCGACCGTCGACCTGTTCGGCGCGGCGGCCCTGCTCGGCGCGCACCCTGAAACGGTGCGCCTGAAGGCCAAGGCCGGCGCGCTGCCGGGCCGCAAGGTCGGCAAGCGCTGGATGTTCTCGATCGCTGCCCTGCAGCGCTACCTCGCCGGAGAATGGCTCCCGCGAGCGGCGCAGGGCGAACCGCCGGAGGAAGTGAACGAATGTCGCTCTACAAACGAAAAACCAGCCCGAACTGGCAATACAAGCTGTACCCCCCTGGCGGCGGAACGCCGATACAGGGAAGCACTGGCACCCGCGACAAAGCGCAGGCCCAGGAATTCCACGATCGGCTGAAGGTGGACCTGTGGAACCAGGCGCGGCTCGGCACGAAGCCGCGCCATACGTGGAACGACGCGGTCGTCCGCTACGTCGTCGACCGCGAAGGGCTGCCGAGCCTGGAAACGTCGAAGACGCATCTGCGCTGGCTCGACCGGCACCTCGCCGGCGTCGCGCTGGCCGACATCGACCGGAACCGCATCGACGCGATCGCGCTCGCGAAACGGCGGGAGCCGCGCGTGGTGCGCACCCGGCACGGCGACGTGGAGACCGGCCGGACCGTCAGCGACGCCACGGTGCGCCGCGTGCTCGGCGTGCTGAAGGCCGTGCTGAACGCGGCCGTCGAATGGGAATGGCTGGACCGCGCGCCGGTCACGAAGCGCGCGAAGGTCGTGTCGAAGCGGATCCGCTGGCTGACGCCGGCGGAAAGCGAGCGGCTGCTCGCCGAGCTGCCCGCGCATCTCGCAGACATGGCGCGTTTCAGTCTCGAGACCGGGCTGCGCCGCTCGAACGTAACGGGGCTCCAGTGGTCGCAGGTCGACCTCGCGCGGCGCGTCGCGTGGATCCACCCTGACCAGGCGAAGGCGAAGAAGGCGATCACGGTGCCGCTGTCGGACACGGCGATCGCCGTGCTGCGCCGCCAGCTCGCGAAACAGCGCGCGCCCGGCTTCGTCGACAGCGTGTTCGTGTACCAGGGCAAGCCGGTCTACCAGACCACGACGGCCGCGTGGCGCAAGGCGCTGGAGCGCGCGCGCATCCGCGACTTCCGCTGGCACGACCTGCGGCACACGTGGGCGAGCTGGCACGTGCAGCGCGGCACGCCGCTCCAGGTGCTCAAGGAGCTGGGCGGCTGGGAAACGATGGAGATGGTGCAGCGGTACGCGCACCTGTCGGCCGACCACCTGGCGCACTGGGTCGCGCCGCTGACGGCCGAGCCGGCACCGATGCTAGCTGCAATTTAG